TGCTGAGGAGGAGGCCATCAACACAATTCTAGATCAGAATAAATACAACGAGACAAGAAAAAGAATAGACTACGACATTGCTACGCTAGGAATTGGTGTTGCAAAGCACATGTTCCTTCCAGGAGCAGGGGTTAAGATTGAGTACGTAGATCCAGCAAACATAGTATACAGCTACACAGAAGATCCAAACTTTAAGGACTGCTTCTACTGGGGAGAGATCAAGACAGTTCCAATAACAGAGCTTGTAAAGATAGACACTACCTTAACCAATGAACAACTTGAAGAGATTTCTAAGTATAGTCAGTCTTGGTACAACTATAATAATTCATCCCAGTTTTATAACAACAGCCTCTTTAGTAAGGACTCTGCTACACTGTTATATTTTAACTATAAGACTACCAAGAAGATAGTATACAAGAAGAAGAATCTTGATAACGGAAACTTTAAGATAATTGACAAGGAAGACACTTTCAATCCTCCGCAGGAGATGATGGACGAGGGTAACTTTGAAAAAATAGAGAAGACTATAGACGTTTGGTACGATGGTGTTATGGTTATGGGAACCAACATAATGCTAAAGTGGGAGTTGTCTCGTAACATGGTCAGACCTAAGTCTGCATCTCAGTATGCAATACCTAATTACGTGGCTGTAGCACCAAGGATGTACAAGGGAGCTATAGAGTCATTAGTTAAGAGGATGATACCATTTGCTGACCTTATACAGGTTGTACACCTAAAGCTACAGCAGGTTATATCTAAGGTTGTACCTGACGGTGTATTCATCGATGCAGACGGTATTAACGAGGTAGACCTTGGAACTGGATCTGCATACACTCCAGAGGACGCTCTCAGACTGTACTTCCAGACTGGTAGTGTTATTGGTAGGAGCTACACAGGAGATGGTGAGTTTAACAACGCAAGGGTTCCTATCCAGGAGCTTAACTCTAACAGTGGACAGGCCAAGATATCTAGCCTTGTAGGAAGCTACAACCACTACCTAGGAATGATTAGGGATGTAACAGGACTTAACGAGGCACGTGACGGCTCTATGCCAGATCCTAACTCTTTGGTTGGAGTACAGAAACTAGCGGCACTTAATTCAAACACAGCTACAAGACACATACTTGAGTCTAGCTTATATATAACAAAGACTCTATCTGAGGCTATATCTTGTAGGGTTGCTGACATACTTGAGTACTCAGACTTTAAGGAGGAGTTCATCCTTCAGATAGGTAAGTACAACGTGAGTATACTTGAGGACATAAAGGAGTTACATATATACGACTTTGGAATATTTATAGAGGTTACACCAGACGAGGAGGAGAAGGCTCAGCTAGAGGCAAACATTCAGATGGCTCTATCTAGAGACTCGATATACCTTGAGGATGCGATAGACATCAGAGAGATCAGAAACCTTAAGCTGGCTAACCAGTACCTTAAACTTCAGAGAAAGAAGAAGGAGGATACAATACAGAAGAACCAGCAGGCTCAGCAAGAGATGCAAGGTAAAATTCAACAGCAGTCACAGCAGGCAGCAGCTCAGAGTGCGTTGCAGGCTATACAGGCAGAGACACAGTCTAAGATGCAGATCAAGCAGGCTGAGGTTGGCTTTGATATTGAGAAACTTAAGCAGGAGGCACAGCTTAAGATGGAGTTAATGAGGATGGAGTTTGATTTGAATATGCAGCTAAAGGGCATAGAGACAGAGCAGATGAGTCAGAAGGACACGCTTAAAGAGAAGGCAAAGGATAAGAGAATAAGCATACAGAACACACAGCAGTCAAAGCTAATTGATCAGCGTAAGAATAATCTTCCACCAGTAAACTTTGAGTCAAACGAGGACAGCTTGGATGGTTTTGATATGGCTGAATTTGAACCAAGATAAATAACTAACTTTGCAAAAAAAATGAAGACAGCAATCTGGCAAAGAAAAGAGGGTAAGTCAGCAACTGGAGGATTAAACGCTAAGGGTGTTGCATCCTATAGAAAAGAGAACCCAGGAAGCACTTTAAAAATGGCAGTAACGAAGAAGCCATCTGAATTAAAACCAGGTAGTAAGGACGCAAATCGTAGAAAATCATTCTGCGCTAGAATGTCTGGAATGCCAGGACCAATGAAGAAACCAAACGGAGAGCCAACGAGAAAGAAGCTAGCACTTCAAAAGTGGAATTGCAGTTAAAATAGAATTATTAAATAAAAATCAAATCAAATGGAAAATTTCACAGTTAGGGATGCAGGCATCTCTGAGCAAAAGTCTATTCAAGAGGTAGAACAACAGTTGTTAGATCAACACGAGGAAAAGATTACCCAGAGTGTTCAGCAGGAGGAGCCGATCATTGTCAATGAACAGGCAGGTGAACTGAAGGATGAGGATGTACTCTCGTACATTAAGAACAGATACAATAAGGAGGTAACATCAATTGATGAGTTATTTCAAAAGAGAGAAGAGGCAGAGGAGTTACCAGGTGACGTTTCTGCATACTTCAAATATAAGAAAGAGACTGGACGTGGAATTGAAGACTTTGTTAAGTTAAACAGGGACTACAGCTCAATGGATTCAGACTCATTGTTGGCAGAGTACTACTCACAGACAGATGAAGATCTAGACGATGAGGATATCGCTTATATGATTGAGGACAAGTTCTCGTACGACGAGGACCTAGACGATCCAAAGGATATCAAGAAGAAAGAACTCGCCAAGAAGAAAGAGCTTGTTAAGGCTAAGAAGTACTTTGAGGATTCAAAGGAGGCTTATAGGATACCAGTTGAGTCAGCTGGAGGTCTTGTCTCTGAAGATGAGAAGGAGACTTACAACGCCTACAAGAAATACGTTCAAGACTCACAGAGTCAACAAGAAGAAAATTACAGAAAATCTGAGTATTTTCAAAAGAAGACGGAGGAACTTTTCTCTGATGATTTCAAAGGTTTTGATTTCGTTATAGGAGATAAGACAGTTAAGTTTTCACCTGGAGATGTTAAGGAGACTAAGAAAATTCAATCAGATGTTTCAAACTTTATATCTAAGTATATAGATGCAAATGGAATGATATCTGATCCTGTTGGTTACCACAGATCATTAGCAGCTGCTATGAACCCAGAGAAGATGGCCACGTTCTTTTACGAACAGGGCAAGGCTGAAGCGTTATTAGATAATGCAAAAAAAATTAAGAATATTGATATGGATACTAGAAATGTACCACAGTCAATCAGCCAGTCAGGATTTAAAGTTGTAGCTAGCGATAGTGGAAGTGGAAGAGGACTAAAAATAAAAAGTAATAGAAACAATTAAAACACAAAATCATGGCAGCAGAAGTAGCTAGTACCCCAGGGTACGCATTACAACCAAGTGCAACGAGACAAACTCTTGCAACAAATTACATCACTGACTTCAACTTTTTGAATCAGTACCTTCCAGACACGTACGAGAAAGAATTCGAGCGTTATGGTAATCGCTCAGTAGCATCTTTCTTAAGAGCTGTTGGAGCTGAGATGCCTTCTACATCAGACCTTATCAAATGGGCTGAACAAGGTCGTCTACACACTAAGTATGTTGATTGCGAATCTAGTGCAGCAGCTGGAGCTGATACTGCAACTATCACAGTAAACGACACATTGATCCCATCTTCTAACCTTTCTGGTACTGCTAGAATTGCGTTTAAAGTTGGTCAAACAGTATTGATCTCTGATAATGCTTCTTTATCTACAAAATCTAACAAGGGTATCATCACAGCCGTTGCTGCTAATGCAAACACATTCGATGTTGCATACTACGCAGCTGCAGGACAAACATTTGCAGCTACAGATACTTTAAGTTGTTTTGTATATGGTTCTGAGTTCAGAAAAGGAAGATATGGAGTTGAAGAGTCTGTTGAGGCTTCTGACTCTATCTTCTCTAACAATCCAATCATCATCAAAGAGAAGTACGCTGTTACTGGATCTGACATGGCTCAGATTGGATGGGTTGAGGTTACAACTGAGAATGGAGCTACAGGTTTCTTGTGGTACATTAAATCAGAGCACGAAACTCGTTTGCGTTTCGAGGATTACTTAGAGATGTCTATGATCGAGGCAGTTCCTGCTGAGGCAGCTTCTGGAGCTATTGCTACTACTGCTGTAGGAAACAAAGGATCTGAGGGTATGTTCTACGTTATTGGAAACAGAGGTAACGTATTCAGTGGTGGTAACCCAACTGCATTGTCTGACTTTGATGAGATCATCAAGAGACTTGACAAGCAAGGTGCTATCGAAGAGAATGTGTTGTTCATCAACCGTCAGTTCTCTTTCGACATTGACGATATGTTAGCATCTCAGAACTCTTACGGAGCAG